CCTTCCATCAATGCACAGCAGGCAATCAAATATATTAACGACAATGAAATCTCAGTTCACCCTTTGCCCGGTTCTATCTGGGAGCTAAGGAGGAACAGCCTTGCATTCTTTACCGGCGAGAAGGGTCAGTCCTTGATGGACTGCCTCACTCACATCATTGAGATGGAGGAGTTATAATTAGTTGTGGTTGATTGGTGTTGACACAAACGGATGAGTCATGCTTCATGGGAGGCATGGCTCATTTTTATGATTGCAAGCAAGACCCCTTTCTTTGCCTCGATGTGACCACACCGGCACAAGCACGGAAGCAAAGCAAAGTTTACCCATCCGTTACCACCATCCTTGGACTGATCAAAGACCCCTTCCTTGATTCTATATACCGCCCTCGAATGATTACTGACCTCGCCCGACAGTATCCGGAGTTGCCTTGGCAAGAGCTAGAGAAGCTATGCTATGGCACCCGGGAGCACCCGGTAACCGGGGACACAATGTATTCAAGTGACTTCGGCACCGCCGTTCACAAGGAGATAGAGGATCAGCTTCAGCACATTCACCTCAGCCCGGGACAGGAGCCAAGAGTTGAGACAGCATGGAGTGACCATGCCACCGCCTTCATTGACTGGGTTGCCGACGAGTCAGTCACACCCCTAGCTACTGAGCACTTAGTTAAATGCAACCGGGTGAAGACCGCCGGGTCGATTGACTTCATTGGCAAGGATCAGAATGACTTGGTATTCTTAGCTGATTACAAGTGCCGGACTAATACTAAGGGTAAGGCTAAGACCTACCCGAAGGACTGCTACCAGTTAGCCATTGAGGCGGACATCATTCGCCGGCACCACAAGTTGGACTACCTGCCTGCTTGCATAAGTGTAGTGGTTGACAGCGATACGTGCGAGCACTACCACAAGGAGTGGGCACCGGAGGATTGCAAAACCGGGATACAAATTTTTAAGAATGCATCCAAACTTTATTGGCTGACCCGAATGTAATTTATGATAGCACCAAACGAAAGTATAAACGAAGAACCGATCCGCTTAGACGGGTTGGATAATTGTATAATCGGAACAGATGTCCGGGGATACTTGATCTATGATTACGGCAAACTGCTTAATCATTTTGTATTAGAAGGCATGGACGAAGGTGAAGCCATGGAGTGGGTTGACTACAACATCATGGGGATTCAACCGCAGAATTTTATTATTCTGTTTGATGACTTTGACCTAGAAGTAACCATTGAATGATATGAATAATACCGCACAAGATACATACGAAAACAGATGCAAGGGCAGAGTAGGAGAGGACGTGTTCGAGGACTACTGCACCCGGAAAGGAGTTAAGTTCTACCGGACTGGCTTCGACGAGAAGCAAGATCAGATCCAAAAGTTCTGGATGATTCATCCTACGATGAGGCACATCCCGGACTACCTTATTGAGAATGACAAGGGACAGTTGAGTTGGATACACGTCAAGGGAACACCTCGACTTAAGCTCATTGACTTATTCATTTACTCTCAGTTCGAGCAACAGTTCAAGGGTGAGTGCGGATTCTTCTTAGCCTTTTGTTTCAAGGGACAAGACCCTCACTTCCTTACGTTCCCGGCACTACAGAAGAAGCTCACTGGCTTAACAGTTCAGGAGTGGGACGATGGCAAACAGTATGTCCACCTTCCGTTGTGAACTTATACAAGATAAAGTATAAGCACTGGGGTATGCCGGAGGACTACGTTGGTTGCACGGAGAAGTGGGCACACGATCAGAAGCAAGCGGTCGGATACGTATGCAAGGGCAGACCGGACAAGCAAGGTAACTGCACCACCAAGAAGAATGCTACCCTTACTATCTTATCAGTAGAAGAAATTACCCCATCATCCTAATGACCTACGTTCCCCAAAACAAGTTAGCCCAATGGCGAAAGGATAATTCCACGGGCAGGTGCCCTATCCTTGACCGGGTGACCGATGACTTAGTAGTTGACCACGATCATCTCAACGGAGAGATCAGGGCGGTGATCAGCCGGGAAGCTAACACCATGCTTGGCAAGATTGAAAACATTCACCGAAGTATTTGCCGGGGTGACCCAAAGGATTTACCGCAGGTCTTGTTAAACATAGCTGAGTATCTTAAGGCACCGGCATCCGGGATACTTCACCCGGTTGGTATCAAACAATTAACCTCTAGGTTCAAGCGGAACCTCAACAAGGAGGAGCAAGAATTTGCACTACAAAAAATGGGTGCGAAAAAAAGTGAAATAAAATGTTGCAAGAATGTGAATGAACGATCAGTCTTGTATCGAACCTTAGTTAAAACCATATACACTAAATCATGTCAGAAGAAATAACTAAACCTAACCTTCGGGTTAAACTATCAGCGATTCAAGGATCGCTTAAAGCCCCCAAGGGGCAGACAAATAAGTTCGGTGGATACAACTACCGATCAGCAGAGGACATCTTAAATTCAGTCAAGCCTTTGCTTGGCGAGTGGGGATGCTCTCTTGTAGTAAGCGATGAGATTGTAGAAGTAGCCGGACGTATCTACGTTCGTGCTTCAGCAACTTTAGCTGACAACGATTCCGATCAGGCTATAGCTTCTCATGCATTCGCACGTGAGGCTGAGTCCAAGAAAGGAATGGACGAGGCACAGATCACCGGGTCAGCATCAAGCTATGCCCGGAAGTATGCTCTTAACGGATTGTTCGCTATCGATGATACGAAAGATCCGGATGCCCTGAACACACATGGCACATCAAACAAACCAACAACAAAAAAACCTAGCTTAGAGGAGCTAATATAATGGAAAAGAAATACGATAACACTAACGGCGGAGCACTGTTCCCCAATGACCGCAAGGAAAAAGATACTCACCCTGATCTACGTGGATCAATTAACGTGGGTGGTGTTGACTACTGGATCAAGGCATGGAAGAAAGATGCCAAGTCCGGTGTCAAGTTCCTGTCACTAGCTGTCAATCCAAAGGATGAGGCAGTAGCGAACAGCAGTCCAGCCGTTAACTCAGACCCATTTTAATAAGTGGAACTGGACGACATCAACTTCGATAAGGTATGGTGGGAAGACTTCCGCCGTGACGAGATCGAGGAGATACTGGCACTGACCGGAGCCAAGAACTCTGACTACACCGGAGGCAAGGGATGTGATAATCCATTTGCTAACTTCGATGGGTCAGAGGAGTTCGGCATTGACCCGTTAGTTGGTGTTGCTATCCGGATGCAGGATAAATTTCAAAGGCTCAAAGCCTTTTGTAAAGACGGAGAGTTATCCCTTGATACTAAAGGGGATACAGTTCGTGACATCTACCGGGACTTGATTGGCTACAGCCTCATCAGTCTAGGGATGGTCGAGCGAGACTCTAATTAACTTCGTGGTAAAATACAATGTAGCCTCGACAAGGTGTTGGGGCTACATTTATTTATCAACATGAAACACAAAACAACTATGCAAATATTGGAAGCCATACACGATGCAGTTCAACTTGGAAACAAGTTACATAAAGAGATTGACACACAAAAAATACCTAAAAAAGAGCAAGAGAACATTAAGTATTTGGGTCAATGCCTGCGGTCTATGGACTTCATCTTAAGCGATGAACGAAATAGAAAATCTACCACATAATGCAGAAGCAGAGGAAGCTGTCATAGCTTGCTGTCTTCTTGATGACTCCCCGGCTAACTACAATTCTGTTACAGAATTAGTAAGTGCCGATGACTTCTACATCCACAGGAACCAATGTATCTTTGGTGCCCTCGGTAAGCTAGCTGATGCTAGCCTGCCGGTGGATGAGATACATCTGTCCGAACAACTAACCCGTGACGATAACCTTGATGCCGTAGGTGGAGTAACTTCCATCTACAGTATCATGGATCGGGTTGAGACTTCTATGCAGATGCATCACTATGCAAAGATAGTTAAGGAGAAGTCCAACCTACGTAAGATGAACCGGGCATACCGGATCGCAACCGAAAGCATAATGACTCAGTCGGATTCAGCTGAGAACATTAAGCACACAGTTGACTCAGAGGTTAACCGGATTCACTTCACCCAAGAGAAGCCCAATGATTTAAGCTCAACCGCTGAGGAGATTAAGGACGAGTTCCGCAAGATGCTAGCCGGAGAGTTTGTTACGGATGCATTGCCTACTCACATCGGTAAACTCGATCAGCAGTTAGGTAACCGGGGCATAGCACCGGGCGAGGTGATCACCCTCGCGGCACCAACATCATGCGGTAAGTCAGCCTTGGCTCTTAACATAGCACTCAAGTCAGTCACTCACAACAATGCACCCTGTGCTGTATTCTCCTTGGAGATGCCACAGAAGCAGTTGTTTAAACGAATGGCTCAGACCCTAGCCGGTGTGAACATCAAGCAGATAAGTGACGGGGTTATATCAGAGGAGAACATGAAGAAGGTTGATGAAGCCATTGATCAACTTCACTCCGTTCCGTTATACACCAGTCACAACGTCAAGTCAGCAGAGGATCTAGCATCTCAACTACGTAAGCTAGTGGACAAGCAAGGTGTAAAGCTAGCCGTGATTGATTACCTTCAACTCATCCCGTTTAATTCCGGGAAGGTTGGCAAGGCGGAAGGCATTGCAAACATCTCTCATAAGATTAAGCAACTCGCCCTTGAGTTAAACATCGGTATCCTGCTGTTGGCACAAGTCAATCGTGAGGGTGCCAAGCGAGAGGGAGGCTTGGACATCTATGATCTAAAGGACTCCGGAGATATTGAGAATGATGCGGACGTTGTCCTTCTCATGTATCCGCAACAGGGTAACTTCGAGGACTCAAAGATGTCTGACTCGAATGGAC